GAAAGGGAACTCTTAAATTTATTTGAGGGTAACTCTGAACTGTTCATCACTACCTCTCTCACTGGAGAGGTAGATGAACGGGGCAAGCATGTTGCTAAAACTTTCACGGTTCACGAACCTGTTACTCTTAAACTGTGGAAGGATCACTTAGAAGGTGCTCAAAGAATAGGAATAAAACCTGAGAATGGTGATGTAGTTAAATGGGGTTGTATAGATATAGACCCACAAAATTATAAAGGCTTTAGTGAAAAGAAAATTGTAGATATTATTAGAGAACACAAACTACCTTTAATACCTGCTAGATCTAAGTCTGGTGGTTTACATTTATTTATTTTTCTAAAAGATTGGACACCTATAAAAGATATTTTAAAAGTTTTACACGAATGGAATAATGTTTTCTTTCAATCATTAGAAGTTTTTCCAATGAACAAATGTATGAACATGCCATACTTTAATATGGATGCTACTACTGAACATGCTTATGATGATAACAATAGTCCAGTATTGATAGGAAGATTTTTAGAATTAGCTAAACAGAAAACAATAGCAATAGAAGATTTACTTAAATTAAAAATTAAAGAATACGAACCAGAAAGTAATTGGAAACAATATCCACCCTGTTGTCAAAAATTAATATCAGAACCATGGACTGGTAATCACAGAAACGATTTACTTTTTAATATGGGTGTTTTAGAAATGAAGAAAGCAGATGGTAATCTTACCAAAAAAGAAGTTACTGAGATTTTACTAGAAAGAAACAAACAAATATTTAGCACTCCCTTACCAGAGAAAGAAGTTATAAGTACAGTAGCTAACTCAGTAAGTAAAAAGAATTATGCTTTAAAATGTAACACACCATTATGTGATAAAGAAAAATGTAAGTTTAGAAATTTAGGTATTGGTTCTCAAGTACCAGATATGATTGAGGACTTTAAAGATATAGAATATGTAAGAGATACTAAGTCAATACAGTTTACCTTTGAGTATCAAGGTCATAAAGTTTCTGTGACACCAGAAGATATGAAAGATGAAAAGTCTTGGAGAACAAGATTATTAAGGTATGGGATATACTGGATGACTTTACCTAGACCTAAGTCTGGTCCAGCACCATTTGAATTATTATTAAGAGAGTTAGTAGTTAGAGCTCAAGAAAATGTTTTAATGAAATATGAAGATACACTTGAAGAGGAGAAGTACACTTTCTTAAAAGACTTCTTTGAAAATCATATAGAGGAAGATGACTTTGATAAGTTAAAAGATAACTATGTAATATTAGATAGTAAAACAAATGAATGTTACTTTAGAAAAATTACTTTAGAAAGATTTCATGGTAATAAAAAAATATTTAAAAGTATTAAAGAAGCTTTAGATGTTTTAAACTGTGAAAGACTAGAGTATCATGAGGGTGTTAAGAATGTATGGAAAGTTCAGATGCCTGAGTTTGTTGAGCATATGAAAATAAAATCTAAACAAGAAAATAAAAATAAAGAGCCAACTGAAATGGATGATGACTACCACACAGGAAAATTTAGAACTTGAAAAACTTAAAAGCCTTTATAAGAAAACCATAAAGATTTTTGGACCACCCGGTACAGGAAAGACACACACCTTAATTGAAAAAGTATTAAAGGGTCATTTAAAAAAAGGTATTCTTCCTAGTGAGATGGCCTTCTTATCTTTTACTAACAAGGCGGTTAATACTGCAGTAGCTAGAGCAACAGAAGCTTTTCCATTATACTCTACAGAGGACTTCTACAGATTTAAAACATTACACACTTATTGCAGAAGATATTTTTCTGAAGATGTATTTGATCCTAAAGATTGTACAATTGATTTTGCATTACAGACTAAGATAATTAAAACAAGTGATCAAAGATTAGCTGATGATAATTTTTTATATAAAGATTGGTCTTTAGGTATATATAGTAAATCTAGAAACTTATGTGTTGAGCCTAGTGAAGCCTATAAGAGAGAGTCTTACAAAAAAGATTCATTAGATGTATTTTTTAGAAAGATAAAAACTTACGAGCATTATAAAAAGCATGGTGGGGAAAAACCTTTTATAGACTTTGATGATATGATTGGTAGAGCTATTAATGAAATAGATTTCCCAGCACTTAAAGTTTTAATTATAGATGAAGCTCAGGACTTCACACCATTACAGTGGTCAGTCATATATAAGATGGCTGATAAAGTAAAAAGAATATACTTAGCTGGGGATGATGACCAAGGTATATATAAATGGAATGGTGCAGATCCAAAATACTTTACTACTTTTTTTCCAGGTCGAAAAGTAAAGTTAAGAAAGACTAGAAGATTTGGTGCAGCTATTCATAAATTTTCACAGATAATAAGACGAGGTATATTAGATAGTGAAGAAAAAGAATATGAACATACAGAGAAAGAAGGATCTGTTAAGAGCTATAGAAATTTTACTGAGATACCATTTAATGAAATAGAAGGTAGTTGGTTTATATTAGGTAGGGTAAATAGTAGTGTTAATGAACTTAGGATGTTAGCTAAGGATGCAGGTTTATATTTTAAAGATAATAAAGATGTTAAATGTTTTGATGTTAAACAATGGGAAGCTATTAAAGCCTGGACACATTTAAGTAATGGTAAAAAATTAAATAAGATGCAGGCCAAAGTTATGTATCAGTATATAAGAGAACTATCTGATCCTAAATTTAGAGCAGAAAAGTTTTGGTCTAACCAACCAGACTTTCAAGAATATGATTTTAAAGAGTTAAAAGAATGGTGTGGTTTAGATTTACCAGATGAAGCCGAGACTAAACAATGGTGGTGGATATTAAGAAGAAACTTTAAGCCTAATCAAATAAGACACTTCATAAGATTACTTAAACGATATGGTCAAGCAGAATTAAATAAAGATCCAGTTATAATAATAGATACGATACACTCAGTTAAGGGAGACGAAAAGGATAATGTAGTATTATATGGTAAAGGTAATTACCCATCATCATTTAAACATAAGAACTCTGAAGAAAAAATTAACGAAAGAAAAGTTTGGTACACAGGTTCAACTAGGGCAAGAAAAACTTTACATCTATTAAGAACTGACTATAAGTATAATTACCCATTGGGTGCAGATTATTTAATATATGTACAGGAGAAAAATGACAAACAGTGATATATTTAAAGACGATTTCCCAGAGAATAAACAAATAGGGGGCAATCATTATAAAAACTTTACCATACAACCTTACGAATTTATTTCAAAAAACAATCTCTCTTTCTTTCAAGGGTGTGTTGTTAAATATGTTTGTAGGTATTTAAACAAAGATAAAATAAAAGATCTAGAAAAAATAAAACATTATTGTGATCTAGAAATAAAAAAACTAAAGGATAAAAAATAATGTACTTAAATGCAAACATACCTGTAATAGAATGTTGGGTAAGAGGAAACTTTTTAAGAGATCAAAAAGATTCACATGATAAATATTTTGAAGTAGGTATCTTTGGTTTTAGCTCTATACCTAATCAAGTACCTTTGTTTCATTTTCTTATGGAGGATGGTGGTATATGGTGGAGAGCACCTATATCTGCTTTTTGTAAAGAACCTGGAGTAAAAGAATTACCATTAGATGAATTAGTTATGTGGGATAGTTTTAGTTATAATGTTTCTGTAACTACATTTTATGAGATAGCTGGCTGTACTATGCAATATACATCAAGAAGAAAAGTAAAAAGAAAAGGTAAATATCTTTTTACAATAGATTGGTGTGGGGGCGATTTCAATGAACTTGCTTTTGGTTATTCAGAAAAACCAGATCAACATAAGTGTGGTCATGTTATAGAATTAGATGATGGTAATTATGCTATACAACCTAACAATAGATTAAAAATTTATGATCCCTCTATGGGAGTTAACCCACATGAAAATGCAATCAATAGACTTGTAGGTACTAGAAAATGGTCAGTAGAAAATTCTGCTAAATGGATTACAGATGAACATGAAAAAGGTAGTTATGATTATGATCTTAAAAATTTAGATGAGGATGAAAAATAATGGGTGGCTTACAACTTAACATGAATTTTAAAAAACATATCTGGTCTTCTCCATCAAAGTATAAAGATTTAACTGGAGCCACTGAAATAGCTATTGACTTAGAAACTAGAGATGAAGGTATAACTAAAGGATTAGGAGCTGGCTGGGCTTTAGGTAAAGGAGAAATCATAGGGTTTGCTGTAGCTGTAGAAGGATGGCAAGGTTACTATCCATTCGGTCATTTAGGGGGTGGTAACATGATACCAGAACAAGTTAAAGCATATATGAAAAGTGTATGTAGTTTACCTTGTACTAAAATATTTCATAATGCTCAGTACGATGTAGGTTGGTTACAACAAGTAGGAATTAAAGTTGAAGGAGAGATTGTTGATACTATGATTGCAGCAGCTCTTATAGATGAGAACAGATATTCTTTTTCTTTAAATAATTTATCAAGAGATTATTTAGGAGAACTAAAAGCTGAGACTGATTTGAAACAAGCAGCAGCAGACCATGGGGTAGATCCTAAAGCTGAGATGTGGAAGTTACCTGCAGAACATGTTGGTTATTATGCTGAACAAGATGCACGACTCACGCTTCTATTATGGCAAAGATTTAAGCAAGAGATCCAATCACAAAGTTTAACTACTGTATGGGAAATGGAATCTAAGTTGTTACCTAACTTAATTAAGATGAGACAACGAGGTGTTAGAGTAGAAGTGGAATTAGCTGAAAAACTACGAACAAAAATGAGGACCCAAGAAAAAGAACTCCTACTGGCAATACGAAAAGAATCAGGAGTAGACACAGACATTTGGGCAGCACGCCAGATTGCCATAGCTTTTGATAAGCTGAAAATAGAGTACCCAAGGACTCAAAAAACAGACGAGCCATCATTTACTCAAAACTGGTTGGTCAATTGTCCACACAAAATTGCTAAGTTGATTGTTCAGGCTAGAGAAGTTAATAAATTTCATAATACGTTCCTATCTTCTATCATGAAGTACCAGGTCAATTCAAGGATACATGCAGAAATAAATCAACTTAGATCTGATAGTGGTGGAACTGTATCCGGTAGATTAAGTATGTCAAATCCAAATTTACAACAAGTGCCATCCAGGAATAAAGAATTTGGTCCACTAATTAGAGCTCTATTCATTCCAGAAGAAGGGTGTAGATGGGGTAGCTTTGATTACTCTCAGCAAGAACCACGAATGACGGTTCATTATGCAGCGAGTATTGGAGAAGGATATGAAGGATCAAATGAATTAGTAGAGTCTTACAAAAACTCTAATGCAGACTTTCATCAAACTGTAGCTGATCTAGTGGGTATTGAAAGAAACCAAGCTAAGACTATTGGACTTGGCCTAATGTATGGCATGGGTAAGAATAAGTTAGCCTTAAGTCTTGGAGTAACTAAAGAAGAAGCTGATGTTTTAATTAGTAAATACAATAGGAAAGTACCTTTTGTTAAGATGTTATCTGATAGATGCATGCAAACTGCTAGTGAAAAAGGAGTAATTCGTACTAAGAAGGGCCGTAAATGTAGGTTTGATAAGTGGGAAACAAGAGACTTTGGTTTACATATGGCA